CCCACAATTCTCAAAAAGCAGTTTAATTGTTCAAGTTAGTACATTAAATCCTAATAGATTTGAGACTTTCTTTAGATATAAAAGAACTGGTATTGCAAGAATTGAGAGTACTGATGTTGAAGCTGGGTTTTAATTTAAAAATTTAAAAAAGATATGGCAAATTACACATTTGGAGATGTTGACGAAATAGTATGTCAGCATACTTTGGGAGAGTTTAGATTCAACCCTAAAGCAAACGAAAGTTTTACAATTGATAAGGGTGGTATTAGGGCTAATGATGACGCAAATCAAGTAACATCAAACGGTCAAATGATGTCTCAAATGAATAGAGTTCGTTGGAGTATTGAGGGACCAATTGCAGTAGATACAATTGATGACGTAGAATTAGAAAATGTAACTAAATTATCGGGGCATCCAGACTTAGGCACGTGGACTATTTCAATGATAAACGGTGCTGTTTACAAAGGTAAAGGTCGACCAGTAGGAGATATTCAAACGGATTCAAACGCTGGAACCATGACTTTAAAGATTGCAGGCGGTGGCGTTTTAGAAAAAATTTAGTAATAACACAAACAAAATAAAATCATGAGCAAACAAACAAAAGCAGTTATTAGTGAAGAAGTAGCGATACAGGAATTAAAACCATTTATTCATAAGTGGGTAAAAAGACCATGTAAAGATGATCAATTAGCAGAAGAATATACAGATATTTTAGAAGCTATTAAGAATGGTAATTTAGTAATTGATTCAGTTACAAAAGAGCCAGTTTATACATTGGTAGAGCCTATTAAGAATGATGAGGGTAATATTTCGAGGTCTACTGTTGAATTTAAAACAAGAATTAAACCAACTACAAAGGCTAATTTAGCTGAGGGGTTAGATTTAAAGAAACAAGTCGCAAGATATTCTTTAGTTATTATATCTCATGTAATTGGATGTACTGTTAATGAATTAGACAGATTCGATAAAGAAGATTACGATGTTATTTCTTCTATTGCAATGCTTTTTATGTAAGGTGGACATTGGGTGATATGAATCCGATAATTAAATCGGTAATTAATCACTATAAATGGACACCACAAGAAGTAGATGAACTATATTGTGATGATATAGATTTTAAAGGTTTAATTTATTGGTATGATGAAGTAAAAGACATTGTATCCAAGTCAAAACAAAAATAGAAAATGGCAGCAACAATGAGAATTCCGACCGAGTTTACTGCTATTGATAAGTTTACGTCCGTAGTCAGTAAAATGACTTCGGGCGTTTCTAATTTCAGTAATACTGCTACGGCGGGAATAGATAGGTTTAATAAAAGAGCTAATAAGGTAGCTGGTCAAATGGCTGTTGCTGGGGGTGCTATTGTTGCTCCTTTAGGGTTAGCGGTAAATTCTGCTTCGGATTTTGAAAAATCCATGTCAAATGTTAGTACTTTAATAGATACAACAACGGAGGACATGGGTAAAATGGGTAAAGAGGTTCTTGCGGTAGCAAAAAAAATACCAAAGCCTATAAGTGAGTTAACAGAGTCTTTGTATAGTATTCGTTCGGCTGGAATACCCGCGGGCAAAGCAATAGAGACTTTATCAAATGCCGGAGAATTAGCTGTTACAGGATTAGCTACTACCGCAGAGGCTACCGATGTAATGACATCAGCAATGAATGCTTTTAAAGCAGAGGGTAAAACATCAAGAGAAATTGCTATTAGTTTATTTAAAGCCGTAAGGGCTGGTAAAACAGATATATCTCAAATAGCAGTAGGGTTTGGTGATGTAGCTCCAGCAGCTGTTGCCGCAGGTGTTACTATTAATCAGCTTTCCGCAGCAACAGCTGCTTTAACTTTGGGAGGTATGAAAACATCCGCAGCGCAAACAAAGTTAAAATCATTATTTGATGAATCTACCAGAACAAGTGGAAAATTAGCAGACGCATATCATAAAATAGCAGGCGGTAATATCGCGGCGGATGTAAAGTCTAAAGGCTTTATGAAAGTGTTAGAAAACTTGAAGAAAAGCGTAGGGGGTAATGAAATTGCTTTTAAAAATTTGTTTTCATCGCAAGAAGCTGGAGCAGCTGCTTTAAGTTTGATGGGAACTGGAAACAAAGCTTATGTAGATACTCTTGCGAGCATGGAAAGTGGAACTGACGATATGGCTATTGCTTTTGCAAAACAACAAGAAACAACTGCTGCAAAAGTCCAACTAGCCAAAAACAACATGGAAGCTTTAAGTATTACGATAGGAACTGTTTTAGCTCCAATTGTAAGTGAGTTAATAGGTAAGGTTACTCCAATGATTGAAAGTTTTTCAAAATGGGCGGGGGATAATCCTAAATTAATAAAAACAATTGCTTTAGTTGGTGGTGGATTGCTTGTTTTGTCAGGCGTTGTTAAAGGAATTACAGTAGTTATGTCTATTGCAAAATATGCAATTTTAGCTTATAACGCTGTTTTAACTTGGTATAGTGGTGTTGCTGTTACTGCAGCTTTAACTGGTTCTAGTTTTGCAGCTGTTATTTGGGCTACATTAGCGCCTATATTAGCAGTTATTGCGGCTGTTGCGGCTATTATTGCAATATTTTATTATTGGGATGAAATTGTAGCTTGGTTTAGCAAGCAATGGGAAACATTTACAAATTGGATTAGTGAGCTTTGGGCTGGTGTTGTTTCGTTTTTTTCTGAATTTGATTTTGTAGGTTTCTTTATCTCGATAGGTCAAGCAATAATTGAATATATGTTATTTCCGTTAAAGTCGGTTTTAAAATTAGTTGCTATGATTCCTGGAGGAATTGGAGAAGCTGCACAAGCTGGATTAGACAAATTAAATGAAATGAGTAATTTAAGTGTTATGCTAGGTCAAGAAAATAGTCAAGTAGAAAGCCCAGAAGTTGTTACTGCTCAAAATTCAAGAGCGAATACTTTAAACGGAAATATTAACATGACTGTAAATGATAGACAAAACAATATCGGAGCAATTCAAACTGATTTTGGAGGTATTGGAGTAAACACAACTAAAACGCAAGGCGCATTTTAATTATGGTAACAAAAGATATAAATTTACATGAATCGGGAAACGGTGGCGAAATGGATATCGTTTCCAATGATTTATTACTTGGCGAGAGTTTGTTTCAGCAAGTTTATTTAGCTTTATTTGGTGGTAACGTTGAAGCGGTTACAAGGGGTGATGAACTAATAACAGAAGAGCGTTTTGATTATTGGGCTAATTCTTTGTTTTTTGCTGAAACACCAAGTAAGCAGTTCAATTCTATTACTGAAAAAACAATTAACTCAGTAGCTCTGAATAGTCAAGGTAGGTTGTCAATTATAAACGCTGTAAACGAAGATTTAAGCTATTTAACTGAACTATTAAACTATTCAATTGATGTAGAGATATTTGAGGTAAATAAGATTAGAATTATCATTAACTTTACGCCAAAGGATAATCAGCAAAGTAGGGTATTACAATTAGTATACGATAATGCCAAAAATGAATTAATAATTGAAAGAGTAATATGAGACCAATTCCAAACTTAAACGAAATAAAAGACGCTATTGCAAATGACTTAAAACAGAAGCTAAATTTAAGTGATTCTAATTTAAAATACGTTTTAGATGCTATGGATTCAGTTTTAGCTGCGCAATTTAAACTAGTTTATTTGTATTTGTCGGATATTCAAAATAATATTTTTCCTGATACAGCAGATATTGAGGCAAACGGTGGAACGCTTGAAAGATTAGGGCGTATTTATTTGAATAGAAATCCACTTCCTGCAACTTCTGGGGTTTTTAAACTTTCGGTTACGGGAACTGCTGGGGCTGTTTTAAGAAATTCGCTAACTTTTAAATCAAATGAGAATTCAAAAAACCCAAATCA